CCCTTTCGGGCCTCCGAGCGCTCTTAGAGCGCTCTTCCTCGTTTCCCTCAAACGGGAGCCACACTGGTGCCTGATCTTCCGCGCACTGAGTATCTGAGTTTTGGGAGTTTCCCCGTTGGGAACCTCAGAACCCCAGATTTCATTGCGCAGAGTTTCAGGCGCTCATCGCTTTTAGCCTCCGAAAACCACCGCAGGCTCCCAAACGGGGCCTGGAGTGGGGGTGGTCCATTCTGTGTTGTGAAGCAATCCGTGCTTCACACAGGGAATGGGATCACTGACGCCAAGTACGGCGATTTCTCCTTTGGTCCGTTCGGTTATGGAACCGTTCGGCAGGGGGGAGTAACGGGATTAAATGTCCCGATTGCCGCACCTGTCCAGTGGAATCATCCGTCGTATCACGATCTCGCCACTGACACTTGGCAGTATGGCGCGACGGGGTACAAGCGGACGAGACCAGGCAATCCGGTAGCGAGTCTCGGGCAGTTCTTAGTTGAACTGCGCGATCTCCCGCGCATCCCTTTCGGGGGTGCTTTCGGTAAGCGGGGAAAGGGACGCTTTCCAAGCGTCTCTATCTTTCCGTTTAACGAGATTCCAGGTCGCCTTCGTTCACGGTTGTTGGATTTTCGGAACCTTGGTTCTGAATATCTCAACGTCGTGTTCGGCTGGAAGCCCTTTGTCTCTGATCTGCGAAAGATGTATAATCTTTGGCAGACCATTGACAAGCGGATGGCCCAACTCATTCGTGAGAATGGGAAGGGTATCAACCGTAGGGCTACGTTGGAGGAAGACACGTCTACCACTATGGAGACGGATAGTTATCCGGCTCCATGGCGGTGGGTGCCCGGTGGGTTCTTTTTACCCGCTGGACATTCCACTTGGACGGGTCAGCGTACGGTGAAAACCAAGGTTTGGTATAGTGCGAATTATCGCTACTATATTCCAGACATTGGATCATCGCAGTGGGACCGAAGAGCTAGACTCGCGTTGTTCGGGGCTGTTCCAACCCCTGAACTTTTGTGGGAAGTTCTTCCGTGGTCATGGCTTATCGACTGGTTCGGCAATGCTGGAGATGTTATCTCCAACTTGTCCGTGAATGCAGTCGACAACCTCGTCCAGAACTACCATTATACGATGAAGCACGTCAGTACCACAACGGTACTGAAGAGCACATCGTATCAGGAAGGTCTTGATCTACGGAGCTTTGGGTCTTGGTATTGGCCCACGCTCGAAGTAGATTGTACTTCGACTCTTTTCGAAGAGTCAAAAGTACGGGACGGAGGTGGAAGCCCGTTTGGTTTGAATGCTAAGTTTAGTTCGCTTAATGCGTACCAGCTTAGCATTCTCGCTGCTCTTGGTACTTCCAAGAGCAAGGCGCGGAAAGTTTAAACTTTCAGGCGCTTTAACCAAAACCTGAGAGGAGAGTCGACATGCTTGCCGATCCCCAGTCAGTGACATATGCCACCGTCGCAAAGAGTCTTCCTGCCGTTGGCAGGAATGACACTCAGTCCGAGTACCGACTGGACAACGGAGACGGTACGGTCTATGACCTTATCGTCAGTCACCAGTTCAAGGCTCGGAACCGAGTTGTTGCCCGTCTTCGACGGGATACCATCGTGACGAATCCGTTGAACACCGCGACTAGCGTCGCGGCAAGTGCAACGGCTACGTTCACGCTGGATTTCCCAGCCGGGATTTTGACGTCCACCGACGCGCAGGCCTTGGGTAAAGCCCTGGTCGGCTGGTTGACGGATGCTAACATCCTGAAGATGGCAAACGGTGAGACCTGATTGTTTCAGGTCGTCCAACGCGAGTTGGAGCTACACTGGCTTCGGAACTTACCGAGATCGGTAAGCATCCTGGACTTTGACCCCCTTTAGAAAGGTGGGCAGAGTGAAAAGCCTTGTAGAACTCCTCGAACTCCTCGTGCTTGATTGTGCGAGGAAGAGCGGCGCCCCTCTGTCGCGCGACGTTGTTACGTTGCGCAACAGGGTCGAACACGAGGGTGATAGTTTTATAACTATCACTCTACCGGCCTTTTGCTCCGACTTCGAAAGAAGTCTGAGTTGGGGCCGAATTGCTCCTGGTTCGTGGCTTTCCTTTGGAAAGACACGTTCCGGAATTCCTGAATTTCTTCAGGGACTCCTGCGCAAAGTGTTCGACTCAGAAGGATACCTATTGGAAGAACCCTCAATTGATTGCATTCGATTCGTCAGGCAAATTTGCCTGTTCGGAAAGAAGATCCTTCGTCCATGCTCAGAAGAGCGTGAGAAGGACGCAATTGAGCGTTACTGCCAATGCGAAGATGATGTCCGGGAACACCTTGGTGGTGACACTTTAATAGGTGTCTATGAGGAAGTGGCGGCTGTCATTCTTGATAGCTGCCATCTTCTTCATGATGGGATCTTCATCGATCACATCAACCCCAAGCATGGTCCCGGAGCGACGAGAGAACACATTTCTGGAAATCAGAAATGGGACTTCCGCCGTTGGCACTCTCGTCTTGAGAGTGTCGGGTTTTCGTATCTTCAATTTGGCAGAGGTCAGGCCACCCGGGCGACAAGCCTGGATGGTACTCCTCTGTACCAGAATGATGATGGCGAATTCGTCGACATCGGGCAACCGATGCCAGAATTCATCGATCCTGAGAACGAAGAACCCGTAAGGGTTGTATTCGTTCCCAAGACCTTGAAGACACCTCGTGTGATCGCGGTAGAACCTGTTTGCATGCAATATGCTCAACAGGGTCTGTCGCGTCTGCTTGAGAGGCAGGTTGAGACCTGTCCTCTGACGTTTGGTCACGTTAATTTTCGTGATCAGTCCGTCAATCAAGCCTTGGCACAGGCAGCTTCGGGTGATGGCAAATACGCCACACTCGACATGTCTGATGCCAGCGATCGTGTCTCCAAAATGCATGTCTACAGCTTGCTTGACACTGTTCCGGTTTTCCGGGACTGGGTTTTTGCTTGCCGTAGCTCGCATGCGAACCTCCCGAATGGTGAAAACATTCGCCTCGAGAAGTTCGCGTCGATGGGATCAGCACTCTGCTTCCCCATTGAGGCATTGGTGTTCTTTACGAGCATCGTAGCCTCACGGTTGAGCAGGGCGGGTATCGTTCCAACTAGGCAATCCGTCCATTCGTTTGGACGGGATGTCTACGTCTACGGAGACGATTTAATCGTTCCCGCAGACGAGGCGCCTGCGATTTGCGATGATCTTGAAGCCCTTGGCTTTAAGGTCAACCGGCG